TGATTTTGGTCGGTTTGTTTTTTCCCTCCAGGCGCTTTACTATAATCAGAGGTTTTTCTTTTTCCCCATTTCGCGGATGCGAAATTCCAGCGGAGCGAAGCGAAGCGAAAGCCTACTGATTATGATGCTAGCAAGATGCTAGCGTTTGCTAGCAAGATGCTAGCATATTATCCGTCTTTATAAAATAGATTTGTTTCATATGCGCTTTCTTGTTTCATATTCGCTTTATTGGGTGTTTATATGCGCTTTCTTCATCTTATTCTTTAAAACCTCCTTGAGGAGTCTAAATTATTTTTTCGAGATAACAGGCTTTTCCGTTACTTTAAACCATACCAGCCTTGCAACTACTGGTATTATAAGGGAAATAAAAACGAATTTTGGAGATTGACTTGTTACGAAAAGTGTATATAAAAAGGGTATAATCCCTATAATGCGCTTTTAAGTAATAACTTTACAAAGAAAGTATTTGAAATTAAATGCTTTTAAGGCTTTTAACATTCAATAACATTCGATTGAAAAGAGATAACTTTCAGTAACTCTCCTCAAAAGCCAACCAAGAGATTTTGAATTTAACGAGCTTTAATATCCAAGACGCATTTGCATCTACTAACAATTAATCAGAGGAGAGAAGAGAAGATATGCTTTTTGGTTTTGATTTAATCTTATTTGACATTGGGTTCCTTAGCTTATCAGGTGAATTTGAAGGGAATTAACTTTAATAGGCAGAACGTGAATTTGAATGTAATGCGCTTTTATCTGATAGAGCATTTGGATATAATACGCTTTTACTGACGGGGGGTACTGGATTAAATTACTTATACGAGAGTGACCTGGATTGTATAAACTTCCCTTAACATATTCTCTTTAACATATTTCTTTCTTTAACATATTTTCTTTAAATACATTTCTTTGGAGAGTATTTAAAATAAGAATTAGGTATTTAGGTAGAGAGGGTGAGAGATGGCGAGGAAGAAGCGAGTAGATGCTAAGGGGTTGACGATACGGGAGCAGATATTTTGCAAGGAGTATGCTATAACGGGGAATGGTTCATGGAGTACGAGGGTAGCATGGGGAGGAAGTGGATTGACACCGACATACATGAGGAACACATTGGTGAACAATTTATTAAAGCGTAGGGACATACGAGACATGGTGGAGTTGTTTCGTTTGAAGTTTTTGGAGAAGTATGGGGCGGATATAGGTGACGAGGTAATGGTAAGGGCGAGGGGAGCGGATGACAAGGAGGCGTACAAGTATTATCAGCAGGCGATAAACATGATGGGGTTGGAGGCACCGAAGAAGAGTGAGAGCAAGCAGGAGAAGGTAGTAAGTTTCCCAGTACATGAGGCACCGCAGATAGAGGCGGATGTGACGATAGAAGGTGATGACGGGGAGTTGGAGGGGGAAGAAAAGGAAACCCCCTTGTTAGAGGCCGCAGTTGATGGGGAAGCAGATATAGATGTGAAAGATGACATATAATATCTCTCAGAGGTTTATGGCGTTGGAAGATGTAGTTGCATATATCCATAAGCAGATAGCTAAGTACGACGATTATCCGATAGGCATACAGATAACCGAAGTATTTGACAGAGATATTAAGGGATTTGTAAAGACAGTTTCCATTTCGTTTCATAAACTAAGGGGGGCAGATGTTAAACGAGCTAGGGGTAACGAAGTTAGAGGTAAATAAAGACGACAGGGGAATATTGTACGAAGTCATACATGCTTACGATTTACATAAGTTTGGACAGCAATATATCGTCAAGACACGCAAGGCAGGTACGATACGGGCGTTTCATAGGCATCGGGAGTTGTGGGATTGGTTCACGATTGTATCTGGTTCGGCTAAGTTCATAACAGTCGATAAGAGTGGGGAAGAAATCAATATATTTGTTTTAGATGGCAACACACCTGAAGTTCTGACAGTTCCTCCAGGTTATTGGCATGGCTGGATGGCGTTAGAGGACAACACGATTTTGAATTCAGTTGCTTCTCATTGTTACAACAAAGAATGTCCAGATGAAGAAAGAGTTCCTCCTAATTCATTTAACGTCAGTTGGGAAATCGTTTTTAAATGATTAAAATGATTAGAATTGAACTTATATCTGAATTAAACGCCAAAGTTTTTAAAGATGCTTTATCTGAATTCTTGTCTGGACTTAAAGCCGATTGTCCTGAATTTAAGTTGATAGATATAAAGTTTCAGACAGCTAATTATAAACAAGGCGATATTCTCTACTCTGCTCTGGTGATTTACGATAATGGACTCTAAGCTAAGGTCGTTTGTAAAAAGCTGTTCGTGGAGATTGATAGCTACTACCAATGGTATTCTAGTTGCCTATGCCCTTACAGGTTCTTTTTCTAAAGGCGCAGTTATTGGCATCGTCGGTAATATAACAGGTATGGTTCTATATTACCTGCATGAGAGAAGTTGGAATGTTTTGTCATGGGAGCGAAATGAAAGTTGATTTAGGTGGCGGTCAATATCCACGTTCAGGATATATCAACGTAGATTTAATTCAGTTCAGACCTGGCGATATTGTTTGTAACTTCAATTCAGATAAACTTCCGTTTGACGATAATTCAGTTGATAAAATCTTTTCCTCTCATTGTTTTGAACATATCAACAATTTAAAACATATCGTTAATGAAATCGTGAGAATTGGAAAGCCAAATGCTGAGGTTGAAGTTTGGACTCCGCATTGGACGAATCCTATGGCGATGTGTTACGGACATAAATTCGTATGGTCTGAAAAACAATGGGAACAAATAACAACTGAATTCAAAGCCAGCTGGTTTGATTTATCTAAAGGCCATATCAAGTTAGATAAGTTTCTATATAGCGAGCTACATGAAATACAACTGCCTCATATGAAAATTCAATATTACCACGACTTCTGTATGTTAGGGAAGGTTGTTAAATGATTGTTCAATTTCAAGGCGATTTTGAAGAACAGAATAAAGGACTTGAGTTCATAGCAAGTTATTTTTCTGCTCATGGATATGAAACTACATTTGATTTGGATAAAGAAGCTGATGTAGGTATTTATGCAAGTTCAGGCACTAGAAGAAACGCAAAAATATGTTTCGATGTAAATCATGGTATAGGCAATAAAGGCTGGCATTGGTGTAAAGCTGATATTCATGATATGCACGAAAAAGAACGTAGAAATATAAATCTTGTACCAAATAAACTTGTAGCTGATTTTCTAACAAATAATGGCTGCCAAGCTCATATAGTCGGTGTTCCATATATGGACATGGCATATTATGTTCCTATAATAAATAAGAACGGCGTATTCTATTGTCCAACTCATAATCATGAACTTTGTTCCCTTTGGTATATTGGCCCTCGTATATATGATTTAGGTGAAACTACTTTTAAAGTTCATCCAATGTTAAATAGCCGATTCCCTGTTGTAATGGATATGTTTAAGAATTCATATGATGGATTTGCCTGTACTGGAATAGCTGAAAATGCAATTACTGTCTGTGATTATGCTTCATGTGCGTTAGAAGCTGTAATGCTTAACAGACCTGTAATTGTATTTGAACTTGGATGCTATAGATATTCTAATTTATTCTTACCAAATTCTTTAGAATGGAGATTTAGAAACGCATATTATCAGGCTGAAAGTTGGGATGATGTTAAAAGATATGTTCAAATGTTACGAAATGGAAATGACCCATTAGCTGATATTAGAAAGAAAGCATCTGAAGTTTTGGTAGAATATCCAGGTCATTCAAGAAGGCGTATTCTTGAAGTAGTTGAGAATATAGCAAAGGAACAATTATGATATTGGTGGTTGGCGGGGCAGGATATATAGGTAGCCAGATAGTAAAAGAATTCGTAGCTTGCGGTAAAAGAGTAAAGGTTTTAGATAGAGGCTACTTTGGATTCAATGCTTTAGATGATGTTAAAGATAAGGTAGATATAGTCAGGGCTGATATGAGGTCTGTCCCAAGCTATGTCTTTGACGATGTAAGAACTATTATCAATGTCGGCGGATTGTCAAACGACCCTACGGCTGAATATTCTCCTGAAGCCAATATGGAGATGAATGTCAATGCTACATATAAAATTGCAGAAGATGGTAAGAAATATGGGGTCAGAAAATACATCCTTGCATCCTCTTGCTCAATTTATGATAGAGGGCTTGACGATGAACGAAGTGATACTGTGCTCGATGAATCTGCTATGGTCAACCCTCAAGCTGCCTATGCTTTGTCTAAATTAAAAGCAGAGGAAAGGCTGTTTAGTTTAAATGATGATTCGTTTAAATGTGTTGCGCTTCGTAAAGGGACTGTGTTCGGTTATTCAGATAGAATGAGATATGACTTGGTTGTTAATACATTTCTGAAGTCAGGTTTGAGAGATGGGTTTTTAAATCTACATAACTGCGGTCAGATATGGCGACCGATGCTTGCTATCGAAGATGCTGTACAGGCATATAAATTAGCCTGTGATTTAGACAATATTCAAGGAATATATAACGTAACGTCTTTCAATATACGCATATCTGAAATCGCAATTATGGTTGAAAGTGTGTTGCGTAAGCATGGTTATAAATGCCACTTCAAGTTGAGTTCTTCTAAGTCAGGCATACGCAATTATCGGGTGACTTCGGAGAAGTTCAGGCGGTTGGGATTTAATCCTAAAGTTACCTTAGAGCAATCAATTGAAAATATGCTTATAGAAGTTTTGGCAAATTCTAAAACCGATTGGGATAACCCGTTATACTACAATATCAACTGGATGAAGTGTCTGGATATGGCCGCCGAGATTTTAGGTTCGGAGAAACGGGCGCATGAATGTATCTGATAATCGGAGCTAATGGGCAATTAGGTAGCGAGCTTCATGCGTATTATCCAAAGTCTATAGGTCTTAATCACGGACATATAGAAGTCGAATCGCCTGAAATCATTGAAGCCATAAAAGCCTTGAAACCTACAGTTATCTTTAATTGTGCGGCATACCATAACTTGGATAAATGCGAACTAAACCCTGATGTGGCATATAAAGTAAATGCTATCGGTGCGAAAAACCTTGCGATGGCGGCACAAGAAGTAAAGGCTAAATTAGTTCATATATCTACCGATTATGTTTTCAGCGGAAATACAAATAGACCTTACGAAGAACCAGATATGCCTATGCCTATGCAAGTATATGGCAACACAAAACTTGCAGGTGAATATTTCGTACAGGCTAATTGCGATAACTATATCATAGCCAGAATATCTGCGGTATTTGGGAAATATAAATGCAGAGCGAAAGAATATAACTTCCCGCAGATGATGCTTAACAATTCTAAAAACGGAATTCTAACTGTCGTAGACGACCAATATGTAACGCCTACTTATACATATAATTTCGTAAGACAACTGGATAGAGTTTTGAAAGGCGATTATTCAGGTCTGTTTCATATGACAAACTATGGAATTGTAAGCTGGTATGAATTCACAAAGAAGATTTTAGAAAAAGCAGGCGTTAAAAATGTAATTGTTAATCCATGTGAAAGTAAAGAATCTGTAATTAAACGTCCGGCATATTCGGCGTTATCTAACTCTAATCTAAAGCTATGTGGCATAGATGAAATGTGGCATATAGATAAGGCTTTAGACCATTACCTAAATGGCTTATACTAAAAGGTTTCAGCAGATAATAGATAAAGTAAAAACCATGCCTCTGGAAGATGCCAAAGCATCTTTTTATAAAACCTGCCAACAGTTAGGTGCCGAAGAACGATTAAGGAATCTGTATAAAATTAAGAACAAAGATGGAGCTATTGTCAACTTTGTTCCTAATTCTGGACAGCTTCAATTCTGGCGTAACAAAAGCAACAGAGATTTAATTTTGAAAAGCCGCCAAATTGGATTTTGCGTTTCGCCAGAAACAAAAATTCTTACGGCAGATTTAAGATGGATAAAAATCAAAGACTTAAATGTAGGTGAAGAAATTATTTCCGTTGATGAACATCCACCTAAAGGCAGGGGCAAATCAAGAAAAATGAAGTCTGGTTTTGTTGAGGCAGTTGTTAGGCTTAAAAGAAAAGCATTTAAAATAAAACTAGATGATGGCAGAGAACTTATTTGTACCGATTTTCATCCTTGGCTTACAAAGCAAGGAAGTTCATCTTTTTGCAGTTGGCGTTCTATTAAAAAAACACATAGAACTGTTGGCGAAATTAAAGTCGGTACATATATAAGACATATTACAAAACCTTGGGATAAGCCTACATTTGATGATGGTTGGTTTTCTGGAATATTAGATGGAGAAGGTTCAATAAGTAAAAAGTCTGCTTCTGCAAATTTAGTTGTTTCGCAAAGACCCGGAAATGTTTGGAATAGGATGTTGAAATATGTAATAGATAACAAATACAATTATAGAATAGAAGCAGATAATAGTTTACGAAAATCAAAGTTTGGAAAAATTCCCGTACCTAAAATTTGTTTTGGAAGGATGGATGAACTTTTTAAGTTAATAGGAAAAACCAGACCTACTCGTTTTGTAAATAATAAATTTTGGGAAGGTAGGGAGTTGCCTGGGAAAAAATCTGGAACTGGTTGGTCAAAAGTAATTTCTATTGAATATATTGGCGAACAAGAAATGATTGACCTTCAGACAAGCGAAGGGACATATATAGCAGAAGGATTTGTTTCTCACAATACTTCATTTGCTTGTATCGAAGCGTTTGATAAAGCTGTGTTTGAGTCGGGTTCCCATTGTGGAATTATGGCCGACAAACGTGAAAGAGTTAAAGAAATCTTTGCGATGGTGCGTAGAACTTATCGCCTGTTCTTAAAGGATTGGAGTTTCTTAATTCCACTTCAGACAGACCTCAATAACCAGAACGAACTTGTATGGCACGATAGGGATAGCGCAGTTAAGGTGGCTTACGACTTCAAAGGATATACCTTAAAGTATCTACATATCTCAGAAGCCGCCTTTATAGAAGAACAACGTATAACTGAATCAACTGAATCTATCCCTGATACTGGAAGAATAATAATGGAAACTACGCCTAACGGCATGGGTGGATATTATTACCTCCAATATCAACAGGCGTTAAGAAGCAAGGGAACATATAGACGACACTTTTTCCCTTGGTTTGACCATTATCCAGAGCATCGTGTAGATGTCCCAGACGATATAAATTGGGGCGCAAAGGAAGAAGAAATACGCACAGCTTTTAATTTAAATGACCAGCATTTAATGTGGCGTAGATGGAAGATAGAAGATATGAACGGCGATGAAGAAGAATTCAATCGCCTATATCCGACAGATGAAATCAGTTGTTTTCTATCTGGCCGCAATCAGGTATTTACACAAGGAATACTAAATCGTTTAAATAAAAGTAAATGCGACCCTTCTTTTAAAATTTCACTTTCTGAAGATGGGTTGAATATAAAATCGGAAGATGACGATTTAAGCGACTTTTGGGTTTGGGAAAAGCCACAGGCAGGTGAAGTATATGCCATAGGAGCCGACCCGTCTGAAGGTATCGGTAAAGACTTCGGTGGCGTAACTGTAATTAAATGCAAAACAGGCAGAGTTGTATCTGAAGCACAGTTTCAACTAGAGCCTGATTTGTTCGCAAGGTTTCTATATCGTGTCGGCAAATGGTATAATTCGGCGCATATCTGCTGCGAAGTCAACAGTATAGGCCATGCAGTTCTTATGGTTCTCGTTAAGCTATATGGCAACATCTATAAACGTAGAAGCATAGATGAAAGAACTTCGCTTCCTACCAAGAAAGTCGGTTTTCATACGACCAAAGATTCAAAGATAACTGTTATTAATAACCTAAAGTCTGCGCTTCGTGACGGCCAAACTATGTCTAACAGCGTAAGATTTATGCAGGAAGCTACGATATATATCAGAGAAGAAACAGGTTCATATAACGCACAGTCTGGCGGCCATGATGATTTAGTTATGTCTTATGCGCTTGCTTGGGAACAGGCCAGACTTTTAGGAACCCAAGATGAACGCAAGGAAATGTCGATGGAAGATGAAATGAAAATCAATCCATACACAGGTTTCCTTGAGTTGTCATAAGGATTTGCCATGAATGAAGCTAAAATAGCTAGAGCTAAAGCCCATGTAGATTGGTGGATGAAGAACGCAGAGTCGTTCTGTCAGCCATACTTTGACAAGTTCGCACGTTTTAACGACCTTTACATGGCGAAGCAGCATAAATACGAAAACATACCTGTACATCAAAGGGCTAATTTAAAGCCGCCTTACGCCTTTCAGCAGATAGAAACCATGAAGCCTATGATTATGGAAGCTATCTTCAACGAAAGGCCATATCTCCAGCTAGCTGGCAGGCAGGCCGAAGATACAGAATCCGCTGAAATCATGTCTGATTATATCGACCAACAGCTAGATGAAGTTGGCTTATATGAAAAGTATTCGGACTTTGTAGATACACTTCTTAAAACTGGTACTGCTGTAGCTAAAGTTCCCTGGATAACAAAAGAACGTATTGTTAAAAGAAAACGCCCTGTGTTTGACGAAACTATCGGCGTAGAAACTATGCAGGATGCCGAGGAAGTAGAAGTCTATTATGACAATATCGACTTTCAACATATTGCTATTACGGACTTCTTCCCTGATTGGAGAGCAACTTCTCCAAATGTCCAAGATTTTGATTGCGCTCATAGAATGACCAAGAGCTATTGGGATTTAAAGGCAAACGAAAGAAAAGGCGAAGAAGGTATATATATAAACCTTGAGGAACTTTATAACAGCATAGCCGATGTAGATGGCGACGTTCAGACAGATGCAGGTGAAAGCGAATATGACCATCTAAAGAAAGAAGCGTTAGACCAAGACAGCACATCTAAAGGACTTGAAAAGGTAAAGCTGGTTGAATGGTGGGGGATGTTTGCCGAAAAGGCAGGAGAAGCCCCTGAACCTTACGTCATAACAATAGCCAACGATTGCATAGTTATACGTTGTGAAAAGAACCCGATGCCAGGCCAGCTAAAGCCTTTTGTGGCAGGTATCGACTATCGTGTGCCAAGCGAGTTCTATGGGATAGGCGAAATCGAAATGATTGAATCGCTTATCCACGAAGGTACAACGATGAGAAACGCCAGATTAGACCAAGCTAATATGGCTCTCAATCGCATGTATATCGTTGATAGAACTGCTGGTATCAACCAAAGGTCTATTTATTCAAAGCCAGGCGGGATTATATGGGCAAACGATATAAACGGCATAAGAGAGTTGCCGCCTCCAGAGGTCGTAAATTCTTCGTATAAAGAGTTAGGGCAGGTGGAGTTCGATATACAGAATACAACTGCCAATATAAACGCAGGTCAATCTACACAAAACTTAGGCAAGGCTTTTACAAGAACCGCTACAGGTGTGAATTATCTACAGAAATTTACGTCTGATAGAATAGCTTCCAAGATAAAACTTCAGGAAGCCTATGTTCTTAAACCACTTATAACGCTTATCGTAAGTTACAATCGTGAGTTCGTAACCGACGACCAAGTTGTTCGGGTAACTAACAAGCCGTTTTCTTTTGCACAGTTACCTGTAGATGCCTTTGAAAGAGAGTATGATTATAGGCGTATAGCTGTAGCTGATAAGGTTATGAAAGAGGAAAGACAGGCTAACCTAGCTATGGTCTTTCAAACGCTCATGCCTTTCATACAGCAATATCCAATGATGTTTCATGTGAATAACCTCTTGGGTGATTTCCTTAAAGAATTCGGATTTAGAAACGTAGATAAGTATTTCAACGAACAAGTATATCAACAGCTTATGGGACAGCAACAGCAACAACAGCAGCAGCAACAGATGCAAGAACAACAGATGCAAGAACAACAGATGATGCAGCAGCAAGGTGGTATGCAGGGTATGGATATGGGCGGGGTTATGGACGCAGTTTCAAATATAAGTCCAGAAGAAGAACTTATGATGCAGCTAGGGGGATAAATGGAAGAAAGAATTCAAGAATTAAAAGAGCAAAGGGCTGAAATTTTAGAACGACAGAACAAGGCAACAAAAGCAAAACGGCTGTTAAAAAACAAGGATTACCGAGAACTTATTCTTGAACAACTGAAAGATGAGGAAAAAGGTCTGCTCAATAAAATCTCATCTCCTACGGACATAAACTATAGCCAGTCTGAGAAGCTGTCAGGCATAGAAGCTATAAGGTATCTCCAAGGGCAGATAAGAACAACGAGGGGACTAATCTACTATTTGGATAACATACTCCTTATAGCAGAAGATTCCGACAAACTTTTAGTTGAAATTGAGAACGAGCTAGAAACACTTATTGGACAACCTATAGGCGACAACCAATAGTGGCTCGCTAAAGGCTCCACAAGGAGGAACAGATGGAAGAAATTCGTGAAGGCGTTGATGAGCAGGTGTCGGAAGAAGGCGAATCACTTGGAAACGAAGTGGTTGGCCTTGAAGAAAATGCCGAAGCTCAAGGGGAAGTAGCGGAAGGGGAAGGCGAAGAAGGTCAGGAAGTCCAAGAAGAACAAGCCAAACCGCAAGACCAATGGGCGGGCGATTATGGCAAGCTCAAGAATTCTTACGAAAACTTGAGGATATATGCCAATCGCTTGAAGCAGGAACAGGATTTACGCTTCGCCCAGATGGAAGGTCGCTTGAATCAGATGGGACGGAAAGACGATTCTTTGCCGCCTGATGTGCTTTTCGATGAGGCTGTCAAGAAGAACCCATATGAAGCCGTCAGGAACGTAGCTGAGGAAACAGCTAAGCAAGCGGAAGAAAGATTGGCTAGGATTGAAGCACAGCAAGCTATGCTTGCCATTGAGAGAGCAGAGCAGAATCTTCGTAGCTATCATCCTGATTACGATGATATAAAGCCTGTTATGAGCGAACTGTGGAATTCAGGTCAGTTCAATCATCTCATAAATCCTAACAATCCAAACGACCCTGCTTATATGGAATTCCTCTACTACAAAGCCAGAGAGATGAAGAAAGGCGATATTGCATCTGCGGCTAAGGCACAAGGTAGGCAAGAGGTGTTAAAAGCACAGCAGAGCAAAAGAAAAGCCTTCGCTGAATCCTCCGGCAAAACAACCTCAACTAAAGATTTTAAGGAATTAAGCCTAGAGGAAATGGAGAAGTCGCTTGGAATTGCCCAAGATAGAACTGCAACAGTCTAGGACTTAATCGGAAAGGTTCGACATGGCTATCAATACCACCTCGACCCTTACCGCAAACCTTTGGACTTATTACAATAAGAGGCTGCTTTCCAGACTTGAGAATACTCTCCGTCTGTATCAGCTTGGCGAGAAAAGACCGCTTCCTAAAGGTTATGGTAAGGTAGTTTATTTCCTTCGCTACAACAACATGAATGTCTCTGATGCTCAGGTTCTAGTTGAAGGAACACCGCCAACCGACACAGCACTCTCTAGCGTGAACGTGACTGCTGAGATAGTTCAGTATGGTAACTATACCATTCTGTCCGACCTCATCCAGACAACCGCTATAGACCCTGTTGTCAATTCTGCGATAGACATTCTATCGTACAATGCTGCTGAAAAGATAGATACAGTTATCCGCACAGAGCTAGATGCAACTGGTGCAGAGCAGTTCGCCAACGGCAAAACTGCTCTTTCCTCAACTGGTGCTTCTGATGTGCTGACGGCTAAAGAACTTCTGAAAGCCGCGACTGTAATGAAGGCTAATGCTGTACCTTCAAGAAGCGATGGTAACTATGTTGCTGTCGCTCACCCTGCGGTTACTTACGATGTCATGAACGATACCGCTACTGGTTCGTGGATAGACATCAATAAGTACGTTGGTAAACAGGAAGCCTACAAAGGCGAAATCGGCAAGGCATACGGAGTGCGTGTAATTGAATCGCAGAACATGAGTTCTACGACTTCAGGTACTTCTGGTGGGGCTAAGGTATATAATACTTTGGTTCTCGGTGCCGAAGATTTCGCAGTAATTGAGCTTTCCGGCCATAACCTCAAGACTTTCATCAAGTCGCTTGGTTCGGCAGGAACGGCTGACCCGTTAGACCAGCGTTCGACAGTTGGTTTTAAAGTCACTTGGGCGGTCAAGTATCTTGGCGGCGCAGGTGCTTTCGATACCGACAGGCATATCAAGATTCGTTCTGGTACAGCCTCCGGCATCTAAGATTTTCCCCCAACGCTCACTAGACCCTCCCCCCAATTAAGGGGGGAGGCAATCTAGTTTAAGAGGTGAATATGTATGCAAGAGAATTGGAACGTCTAATCCGTAAAGAGAATCAAGGGCTATGGATTAATTGGAAAGATGCCAAGCCTGAATATGGAGAACATGGAAGCGCAGGTCTTAATTGGAATCAGGAATATATATGCGCTTTGCCTCTGATAGATATGCCTGAACGTACAAGATTTAGAACTGACGGCGGCATAGAAGCTAGAGGCTGGATGGACGTTATCGACATCTTAAAAAACAAAGGCTATATCAGCAAATGCCGAAGATAACAATGCTTCATACCGAATGGAATGGCTGTGCTTATTGGCGTGTATTTCAACCCGCCAAGTTTCTTAACAAGCTAAAAGACTTTGAAGTTATTTGCTTCGATAAGGAAAGACAGCTTAAAGGTTCGATAGAATATTATTATGAGAAGTGCAAAGGTTCTGACTTAATTGTTTCGATGCGCTGTGATAATATCAAGTCCGTTCAAATGCTTATGGTGTTAAGACATTTATGTAAGGTGCCTTTAGTATTTGAAACAGACGATGACTTTCAAAACGTAGATAAGTTAAATATTGCATCTAAGCATTGGGAAGTAGGTGGAGAGCCTTTTGCTTCGGCAACTATGCAGATGGAAGAATCAGATGCCTTGCAGTTCTCTACTATGCCTTTAAAGCGTTCTTTTGGATATAAGTTAGGCAAACCTACTTTCGTCATGCCTAACCTTATAGATATGGATTTAGCTAGGCATAGAGTTGTAAATGACGAAGATACGATAAGAATTGTATGGGCTGGTTCAGCCTCTCATTATCAGGATTTAAAGATGATAATGCCAGCTATTGAACGCATACTAGCTGAATATAAACAGGTAAGATTTGTAAGCGTTGGCATGAAATGCGACTATATGTATGAAGGTAAAGGTGAATCCCGTAAGTTGAAAAAGGGATTTGAATATATAGAAGGTTCAAGTTTTAAAGAATGGAATAGTCTTTTAGGTTCAACCAAAGCCGATATAGCTGTCGTGCCTCTCGAAGATTTAAAGTTCAACGCATGTAAGTCTAATTGCCGCTATCTGGAATGGTCTGTTTTAAAAGTAGCCGGAATATATTCACAGGTCTATCCATATTCAGAAACAATTACCCACAGGATAGATGGCTTTAAAGTACCTATGTTTGCACATAATAGAGTAGCGACAAAGAACACTTTAGATACTTGGTATAATTATCTAAAGGCTTTAATAGAATCTAAAGACTTACGAACAGAGATTGGGGAAGAGGCTTTTGCAAATGTAGATAAGCATTATTCACTTCAGAACAATATATCTATATGGGCTGAAAACTACGAAAAACTTTACGGCCTTAAAATAGATTTAAAAGATATAGAAGAAGCAGAACAAGAGATAGGAGAATCTATATGCCAAGTGAAATCTATGGCATGACTATAGATGAAATGATTGAAGATGTCCAACTGGCAGTTGGAAACGATTCATCTGCGCTTGCTACATACCTTATGAACAATGCTAACTTCTTGCAAAACGAGATATGTAATGCACACGATTGGTCGTTTCTTCATACGACAGGCGTTGTAAACTACAATGCCAACGTAGCTACGGCTACACTTCCTGTTGATTGTATAGACGTAGAAGATATAGTTGACGCTGTAAATGGTGTAAGAATTACGAGAACTGAAATCAGAACTATCGACCAAGCTGACCCTGCTGCCGAAACAAAAGGTACAGCTTTGAGATATGCAAGATGGGGCAACACCGAAATATATCTTTATCCTACGCCAACTGAAAACGGAGTTCTCAATATAAGATATAAAAGAAAACCCACCTATCTTGTGGCTGGTTCATATACGACAATTCCGATTGAATATCAGTACCTTCTAGGTCAACGGCTGTTTGCGGCTGCTTTACAGAGAGAAACAGACGACAGGTTTCAATCTGAATATCAGCTATATCGTAATATGCTGATTGAAGCTAAGCGTTCTGATATGATTAGGCTTGAGGGTGATGACCGCATACGATGGGCTGACGAAGAAGGTAAAACATCCAGAAACAATCCAATGACTTACGAACAGGTGGTAAGGAACTGGTATGCCAGCTAGGAACCTTTTGGTCGAAAGAAGCTATCAGAATATTGGCGGTGCCAATACAACCGCTGCTATATCTAACTTAAATCCATACGAGGCTTCAGACCTTAATAACGTAAACCTTACGCTTACAGGAGCTTTAGAGAAACGATTTGGATATAGACCTGTTAATGGCGTGGCATGGGGAACTAGGAAAATAAGACTTGTTACGCAGTTTCTACAAGATGACGGAGTTAATCAGATAGTTGTTTTCGGAACTGAAACAGGTGCTACAAGCGGCGACTTCGCAGTTCTATCTGGTTCGCCATATCTTACAGGTTCTTTTTTCGATGAAATATTGTCGGTAGGTACGCTTGATAGGCCGTCAATGGTTCAATTTGAAAGCCAGCTTTTTATCTTCAACGGCGTAGATGATAAGATATATGACGGAACTAATGTCGTAAGGATAGGCATAGAAGCCCCGACAACAGCTTGTTCAGGTACTTCTCCTACAGGTGGCTATCTATCATCAGGTACTTACGGCGTAGCTTATAGCTATAGAAATACCACAACCTACGCTGAAAGCAACCTATCTCCTCTGGTGTTTATAGATGCTACAGCAGACGATAAGTTAAGTCTTACTGGCATAACAGCAGGTGATGCAACTAAAGCAGATAAGATACGTCTATATCGAACTGTAGCTAACGGCTCTCAGTTGTTCTATGAGAAGGATATAGATATATCAGATACAACCGCCGAACTTGGAGATGACCCTGATGGTGGCGATGGTGTTATAGTTGTAAATGTCATAGCTGAAAATGATAACGACTTGCCTCCAACCTCCAGAATTGCACATAAGATAGAAAATAGAATCTTCATGCGAGATGAAGAAAATAAAAACAATGTGAGGTTTTCCAAGATTTCATCTCAATATGGAGCTATGCCTGAATCGTTTCCAGTTGAAAATCTTATCGAATGTGACCCTGACGATGCTGACATCGTTATAGGC